CCCCCGGACTTGCACCGGGTGACGAGCCAAATGGAGGCTCGACCGAAGCTGATTCTTCTGATTGCCAATTGGGGCAAGGAAGGGTCTTCTTTGGATGTTCCCTCGACCCTAAGTTTCCTAATAGAATTAGGGCACCTAGGACCAAGGTCTTAACCAATATAGACCTCATCCTACTGCAGTGAATGGGTCTACACTGCAGGTTTAGGGACCCAGGCCAAAGTTCCTCTCTCTCGGACACGCCGATTAAGGCTGTGTGCAGCAACGCTCCTAGGGACCGAGAGCCGACACTATTACGTATCGGATAGGACTCGTCTCTCATCTTAGAAGAAGGAGACTAGCCCCTGGAACGGGCTCGCTGGAAAAGGCGAGCACGGTTATCTGGGAAGGTGCAAACCACTGTCTGCCACCTTACAAAAGGTGTCACAGGCGAGTATAACTCGCCTGCAACGAAAGGTTGTATCCAGCTCTGCTACGTTAAGTCTTACGACTATGGTAGGTATTTTATACCGAACACGCTAGCAGGTAGCGAGGGTGAAACGATGGATTCCGCCTCCTATTGATAAGAAGGCTAAAATCGCACATCCGGAACACGTTGGACGGCCTCCCATCTGAGCTATGCATCAATCGATAGCTCAGACTCGCGTACACTCTCTACCAAAGATGTAGTGATACACCCTTGGGACGAGAGCGCGTGCAGAGACACCGTAGCAGCGTTACAGGATATCCTTCTTCTAAAAGAAGAGAAAGGATCCTTGATGTGCCGTAAGAGTTAGGGTGGACTCGGAGGAAGACGGGCTCAGAGCACAGATAGCACTCTGAAATACCGCTTCATGGCGTCTACAATTAGTAAACGACAAGATGATCCTTTTTACTTTTTCAGGTCCCAAGATTTCTCTTGTTTCCCGCGATCTATCATGCCGACCCTACAGTACCGGCGCAGAGCGCCTATGGTACCGGGTCCAATGGGAGAAAGCCATCGGCCACGTGGTCGTTGTCGACCCGTTTGACCCCTCCACTCTTTTGTATCTACCCTCGCCACAGTATCACGATTTAGTGAAAACTGCCTTAGCTAACAAAACTCCTCTTACCGTAGTCCATTCACTCGAAGACTCTATTCCAGAGGAACGAGAACTCCAAGTGTCCGATTCTACTTATCGTGCTTTTTATTTAGACGATGTCGAGATAAGAGCAGCCCGCAAATTAAAAAATACCCCCCCCCTAGCCAATGATACAGCCAGGAGGATGATTAAGGAGTTAATGGATGAAACCAAAGTACTCCGGTCTAATCTAAAAGCGGAGGATAGCAGGTCCTGGTTCGAACTGATCCCGGATTACCTTAGATGCCTGACAGTACCGTCATTATTATGGCACAAAATACGTTGTCAGGAGATCCGTCTCCCAGAGACGGGTCCAGTAAGTCACGATTACGACTTATCATCTTGGTACCCCAAGAACAGACGACCGTTAGATGGCTGGATACCACGGGGAGCAGATGAGCGAATAGACCTCTATCACAAGAGATGCGTTGCATCTCTTGAGGCAACCTTATTGTTTCGGTATGCCTGGGCCGGTACCACAATGTTGGTACGGTCCGGTAGAGCGCTCAACTGGGTAAAGACCATTCTCCAAACCTACGTGCACTTATGGCAACATAATGGCTTGGAGTCTGCCTCTGCCGTTTTTGCAGAGGCACGGCGGTGTGTGTTTAAACATGCCGCCGGGACCCCAGAACGGGTGTCGCTTAAGACATCCCTATCCGTAGGTCTCGTGAAAGGTCTCCCTACCATTCTTCCTCGTGGATTAAGACGCTATATTATGCTGGAAAACAGTGTAACTGCTTACCGCGTAGCAATCTTTGCTCTGAGTGTTTGTGATCTGGTGCTATATGATTCCCCTCCAAAATTTAGCACAATAACAGATCCATACACAGGCCCACAGCCGTTAGACTGTGGCGGTTTCATTACCGAATGGCGGAATACCGCCATGGCCTTCCGAAGTAAGTATGGGGCTCTCGACTTACCTAGGTTCAGAGGCCTCCACCTGACCACTAAAGCCGGGCCATTTGGCCGGGCGCTAGCGTCGGCACCGCTGGATGCCGTAGCTCTCGAGTCTTCGCCGATTTACTTGGCCTGGACTTCGTTAGCCACGGATTTTGGGGCCCATTTACTCATCCAGCAGGTGACCTGGATAGCATGGCTAAGCCGTGCTATTTTCCAATACATACCGGCATACCTCGAAGAATGGATTCTTCGGGTCCGGGACCCTCGCTCGCTTGCGAGAGAGTGGCCGTACTTGGGACTATTGCTTTCCCAAGGCCGTTTGCGACGTTCGTTACCAGTCCTACCTGTCTCTAGACGACTAGGGACCTACCCTACGGGGAAGGTCGCTACGAAGCTCGAGCCACGAGGAAAGGTGCGAATATTCGCAATTCCCGGGTATTGGATCCAGGCAGTATTACGCCCTTTACACGATAGTGTATTTAAGTATCTCAAAGAGTTACCACGGGATAATACTTTCGACCAACTAGCGGGCGTGGACAGGGTTATGGCATCCAAGAGCCAAAAGATATGGTCGTACGACTTATCGGCAGCTACGGATAGATTTCCGTTGCTACTTCAACAAGTAGTACTTGAGGAGTTAATAGGTTGCCAAAAATTCGAAGCAGTAAGGATAGCGTCCAATTGGGCGGAGATACTCCGCGGCACTGAATTCTATGTGCCAAAATTAAAACGGACTATCACTTATTGCGTCGGGCAACCTATGGGTTCCTACTCCTCATGGGCAGTCTTTACCCTGAGCCACCATATTTTAGTTCTAATGGCAGCCCGTCGAGCGGGAATTCCTCGTAATGAGGAGTTCCTGTCTTACGAGATCCTAGGGGATGACATCGTCTTTTATGGCGACGATCCCCGAGTGGGTCTGGTAGCTGAGGCGTATCGATATCTTTGTGATTCGATAGGGGTGACGGTCAATCCCAACAAAGGGGTTGTCTCGTCGAACGGGACCTTCGAGTTTGCGAAACGCTTTGTCCAGAATGGACATACTCTAACCACGTTAAAATGGAAAGAGCTTGCGTCGTGCTACTCTAATGCTTCGTTCTTAGCCCTCGTGAAACGGTTTAAACGTATAACCGGTCACGTACCTCACCTTCGGTGCTGCTTGGAGATTTACTATGCATTAGTAAAGGGGTTTCCATGCCCTAAACCGTTGCATCGTCTCTCTGACCAAGCCTTCGAGAACTTATGTTCTCGGCGTGCGGTCTTTGGGGCGATCATCGTGCTTTTGACGGGCCCTACGGGCCCGTACATGTCAACCTTTGTCGATTGGTTATCTAGTCGAGCAGTTGCTCTGGCAGATTTCCATCCTAACATTGGTCGATATGTTAATACAAAAGACACGATGTACGTGCTTCACAGTCGGGTAGCAACCCGTGTCGTCGCAGTTGCACGACGACTGCAAAGTGAACTCGTGGGACGGCTTCTCAGAGGTGCGCCATTGACCTCTATGGTGCTTGCAACCTTCTCTAGAGCTTTGGACCGAGGTCCTCCGTCTCAGGAGACAGCCGATATTATAGTATACAATTATACTAACGACTCTCAGTTTACCGGGTTAATCCGTACCTTGGTACAGAATTCCCCCGGGTACCTTACGGTTGCGCGGGCAGTCAGAGATCTCGTGGATTTCGGTCGAGATAATGGGTATTTTTCAACCCCAGACGATATTTCGTCTTTAATATTCAACCTACATCCCGATCGCAATTTCGCGTTAGGGAAAGTACCCAATTCTTGGGCTACTTTACCGCTCAGCGACTGTCTTCAGGCACCGGCCAAGAGGGAATCTAACGATTTAGACCCATTCCTTGACTCGATAACCCTACCAACGTGCGAATATCTCCCACCAGGGATGGCGGCTTTACAATTAAGAAACGCCGGTTCTCTGTCTGCTTTCGCAACGGCGAAAATCGACAGTATCCTTCCGTCGGCATTGCCGGCGTTTGGGTATGAACTGACTGATGTTATCAGTGAGTTCGAGGCCAAGGCTGTTATCCGTCTTTTTGACCTATTAAGGCCATTAAGCGGGTTTGATTGTGTACCAAACACCGCCTACGGACCGACTCCAGACCTTGATTTATCTGCCCTACCCCGTCTGTCGTTCTTCGACTCGGTTAGGATCGGATGGAAAGACTTAGCTAGGGTCTCTCCTTCCGAAACAACTGAATCTATAGATACACAGACTCCAGCGTCTCTTAATCTGATCGTACCTTCAGTGTTTCCCGTCGCTAGACGAGAATCGCTTATTATCCCAATTGCTGCCGATTTTAGGCAGTGGTCAGAAACTGACCAAGAAGTATGGGAAGCGAATCCTTATAGCGACCATAATTTATATATGATCACTAAGGACACTGGTCCGGCCTTAGGGGTTCCCGCTTCATCGTAACGGGATAATTGTTACGTTTCGCGACAAAAGGCCGGTCGCCGTGGCACACGTCGTGCTGGTCGCCATACCATAAACTGGCTAGGCGCGAGGCCGAGTCCTCGATTGGGA